AAAGCTGTGCCGGCAGTTCCAGCCGCAGAGCCCCGGACCGGTGCCGTACCCGGTGCTGGATTCGAAATCCGGATACCGGCCGGAACCGCTACGGCTAAACACCCGCCCTTGCCACACTTGATGAGAAGGCCGGGCGCCGGCGTGGGCTGTTGTCTCGACGAGGTCGCAGCCCATATTGTCCGCCTGCGCGACGGACAGCTTGCCGGCCATCTGGTTGACGCCGGTCAACACAGCCCGACGTGTGGCGACGTCCAGCCTGTCGACGTGGCCGGTCGGGTACCGGATGGCCGCAAGGCCGCTTTTCGCCAGCTCGCGAATGGCGGCCGGAATGACTTCCGTGTAGGCGAACGCCCCGGACTGCAGCTGAAGCGCCGCGCGGTCGAGCGCGTCGATGAACTGTTTCTGCCCGGCGCTCGCGGTCGTGCGAGTCAGATTCTGAAACACGCCCTGCGTGTTTTTGTAGGCCGTGAGCACTTGCTGCCGGAGCAGCGGGGAATCCTCGAGCGCCGTCGGTTCCAGACCGGCGTACCGGTAAATCCGGTTGTCGTATTCCAACGCCTCAACCCCTGCACCCTCAAACAGCCCCCGCAACTCGCCCTCAGTTTGCCCGGTCATGCGCTCAAGCTGCTGCATGATGTAGTCGTAGCTCGCATTGGCGGCCCGCAGGCGCTCGTACTGCCATTTTGCGGTGTCGGTCAGCGTAGCCGTCTTGACGATGCGCCGCGCCATATCCTCAATGACGGAATTTTCGACGCCAAGGAACAGTCGGACAAATTCATCCGGCAGATGCTCCAAATACCCCGGGCTAAGCATTCAAAGTGCCCCCGGGCGGCTTGTTCTGGCCGAAGCCCATCAGTTGGTCGTCGGTTTGGTCGGCGCCCACCGCCGCCTTCGCCGTCGCTTCGTCCTCGTTGTACCATTTCGCACGGTATTCCCACTTCTGCATGATGCCGTCCCTCACGTCGTCTTTGTCGCGGGCACGTTCGGCTTCTTTGTCAATGATGTAGCTGTCCTCGAACTTGATTTCAATGTCGGTATCCTCTTTGACCGGCAGTCCGAGAATTTCCCGGCCGATGTAGAGGATGCCGCGGACAAGGCCCTGCAGAGCGCGCTCGATGACGATGTAGTGCTTGTTAGCGTTCTGGACGAGGTCCTGACGCTCGCCGATATACTGAGTCGCAGTCTGTACCGTTCCACCCTCGAACGCGTAAAACCTGGTGCCGAGGCCGCATTTGAACGACAGATAATCGAGCGCCGCCTGAACGCCCTTTGTGTTTTCTTCCACGCGAAGTTGTGGATTGTATTCCTGGACCAAAGTTTTCAAATCAGCGTCGACGTCGGAATCTGCGTCCACCTGAAGGAAAAGCTGCTGCGCAACGTCGTCCGGGGTTATTCTCTTTCCATCTGCCGTCCGCCTCGTCATGTCTTTGTTGTAAAAAACTTTTTTCCCGCCAAGTTTGAAATCCTTGACGAAGTTGTTGAACGCGATGTCGACGTTCTGGAGCTCGTCGATCGCGTCGGCGTAAACGGACAGCCCCAGGCCGTTGCCGTAGGACCGGTTGTTGGAAATGTTCGGCTCGATGATGGAGAACCACGGGATGGGGGAGCCGGTGTTGAACGATGGCGCGATGCCGTCAGGGAGCGGTTTCGGAACCAGCGCGCCGGCTTCGTAATCGAATAGCTCGTTCGTGATGACGTAGTTTCCGTTCTGCAGCGTGTGCTCCTCGAGGTAAACTCGATATTTCCCCCTTACCAACTGCACCGAAGCGAAAACGGCTTCCGTGATTTTTCCATGCCTCAGCGACAGCGGATAGATATACATGGCGTCGAGATAGTCGATGCCGATCCGCGTTTCGGGCGACCGAAGAACGGAACCGTCGGCGCCCACCAGCATATTTTCCAGCCGCAGGACAAACGCGCCGGTGCCGCTGTAAAAGGCCCGCTCCACCAGCTCGTTTCCGCGCTCCCAGAAATCGTTGGCCCCGAGGACGCCGGTCGTCTGCTTCGGCCCCTGGACGAACTCGCTGCTTGACTTGTCGGCGATGGCAATTTCCGTCTTTTCGTTCAGCAAGATAGAAGCCCAGTCTTCGCATATCTTCTTCGCCATTTTCATCGAGTAGAGCTTCCGCTCCGTTACGCGGTTTCCGGCCAGCTCGTGAAACGTATGAAACGATTTCACATAGCCGCGCCACCACGCTTTCCAGAGGCGGATATTCTGGTAATACTCGGTCCGCAGGCCCGCGCCGAATTTGCGGTTCAGGTACTGCAAAACCGGAAGAATCTCGAAGTTGTCCATCATACCGCCTCCCTGACCAGTTTCCGCATGAACCGCTCGAACGAATACTCGAACGCGTCCAGAATGTCGATATCGGTTGAAAAGTTGTCCAGCCGGACGTCTTTGCCCGCCTGCGCCGCCTTACTGTCCCACACGGCGGATTCGAGCCCCGCGCGGACCAGTGTGCAGCAGCGCATCAGATGCAGCCGGTCGGTGTTGAGCAGGGTGTTGGTGCAGATGATCCGCTGGACAATCTCGTTTTTGTCGCTGTCTCCGATTTTCAGGACGAGATTCGCGGCCGCGCAGGCCCGGCGCAGCGTTGTAATCAGGTACTGCTCCGCGCAGTCGGCGAAGCCGTACCGGATGTAGGCGTGCGGATACTCCGCCTGCAGGCCGCGCACGAACCCGACGAACTCCCGGGCCACGCGGTCCGCGTCAATTTCGCCCTTGCGGCCCTCAATGTGGTAATCCCGCAGGACGACCAGCCCCGACCATCCGCGCATGACGGCCGTCGCGACGAACGTCGTCAGCGACCGGTTGCCGCCGAAGTCGACGCCAACGGAAATGAAATCAATCTTGGACTGGTCAACCGCATCCACCATCCATTTTTCCGGATTATCCGCAAACTGCCGGTAAATCAGACCGTCGGCCGTCTTCCAAAGGCCCAGTATGAATCGATCGTAAAAAACCCCGACGTACTCTTTTTTGAGATTGGCGACGTAGGCCGGGTCCAAAAACGTGTTGTCCTCGATAAGGAACTTCATTGTGAGCATATCAAGCTCCCCAGCCCGGTCCATGTACTTGACTTTCAGCCAGTGCTGTGGGCTGTCCGGGTTCGTCGTAGCAATCAGCTTCGCGCCGGGGCAGGAGAGGCGGGACAGCAGCATTGCGAAAAAGTCCTCGGTGAACAGCGTCAGCTCGTCGCAGTAGGCGCCCTGCAGCGTCATGCCACGAATTTTCGATTCCGCCCGGGCATCATTGACGCCTTCCAAGTAAACCAGTCTGCCGAACAGACGGGCTTCTTTCTTGCTCAGGCTGTAGCTAAAATACTTTGTCCCGACAAGCTCCTGAAGCAAGTCCAAGCAGTTACGGCGCAAGGAAGTCAATGTCTTAGCCACCATCAGGTAGTTCCCGTCCCGCGGCATCGTTGCAACCCAGAATGCCCAAACGACCAGGCTAATCCACGTCTTGCCGCTGCGGACGCTGCCCTCGAGCAGATTAATGCGCCGGAGTTTGCCGTGCTGCCACAGGCGGAGGAGCTCGCACTGCTTCGGGGTGTAGACGTCAGCCATCGGATTTCAGACCTTTCAACAGCTGCTCGAGCTGGCCGGTGTTGTCGTCGCTTTCGTTTTGCCCCTTTTCGCTCCAACCCTTGAAGTTGTTCGACAAGCTGAACTTAGCGCCCATCGCGCCGTCACGGTCGAATAGCCGGGATTCGGCGTATTCCTCGCAGCGGGACTTCGCGCGCGTAACCGTGTCATCGAACCGTCTCTTTGCCTGATAATTCAAAAGCGCCTGCCGGGATTTGAATCCCAACGCAAGCGCCAAACCGGTAACTGTGGGAGGTTTTCGGCCGACGATAACCGGATGACCAAATTTGTCGAAAATGGTTTGGCCTTTGTCATCTTTCAGGAGTTCTCCTTCACAGCTTTTGAAGTATTCGTCAATTTTTGCCTGCATCTCCTCCGGAGTTTTGTACTTCAACGGCCTTGCCATTTTCATCACCTCATTCCGAAGCAAAGTAAAAGGCGCACCGCTTACGCAGCACGCCTGAAATAATCCATTGCGCCGCCTGAGCTACCGGGCGGCGCTGAAGGAAAGGAGGTTAAAAGCCAGAGCCC